TCAACTCGTCCTGTATGCACAGACTGATACGATATCCCTATAGTTGCTCAAAGTGCCTTTCGCAGCGTAGCTGTGATCGGTCAGATTAGAGGTCACGATGACCTCCGGTTCCGTGTCGCGATGGTTTCCGACCGTAATTGTTACTCCGATTGTGAGGAAGAGCTTTCGCTTTATCTCGGCGGGAACCGTCTCCCACTGGTCTGAAATAAGATCTATGGAGGCCTGAACATCCATCAGCTTCGGCGTAGGTTTAGGCTTCGGCTCGATCGCTAGAAATCGGTCTAGTTGAGCCGTCTGTGTTGCAAACTCCTTGTCGGTAATCTGCTCTCGTAAATATAAGCCAATCAGCCTCTCCCTCATCTTCCCCACATCTACGGCGGTAATTCCGGATGCCTTTTTGGGAACAGGTTTCGCAGCCTTCCTGCTGGCTTCTATCTCCTCCTGATAGTCCATTAACATCAGCTTCAACGCTTCGCCTACCAGCTTATCAATGTGCCGCTCGCTCACTTCGCGGCTGTCGCATATCCGATGATACCGAAAGAGGCGGCAGGACCATCCTCGATAAGCATAGTTCCCAGCAGGTTTCTTCGTGCGTTTTAGAGATCCTACCATTCGCTCTCCGCACACTCCGCACTTGAGTATCCCTGAATATGCCCGGACTGTCTCCCTTTGCCTGGGACGGAACTCTCGCGTGCTCACCATCAGCGCATCCACGCTTGCAATCAGATCCGGAGGAACTATCTCCGGCACTATTTCGCTCGCGTCTATGCGGTTGTCGGCATACAGGAGCTGTCTGCGATAGATGGCACGGCGCAGAACGCCTGTCACACTGGATATATACCAATTCGACGACAGCACTCCGGGGATGCCCTCTGCCTGCAATCTCCGTGCAGTTATGCACGCATTGCCACTGGATGCGACGTATAGTTCGAACACACGTCTGATATCAGATGATCGATCATTGAGGGAAAACTTTCCGGTTTCCTTGTCGTAATCAAAGCCGACCGGGGTTTTTCCCCCGGGCCACTTTCCGGCCAAGACGCGTTCCAGATTGTGAGCAAATATGCGTTCGCCGGTAAGTTCACGTTCGTAGGCTGCAAAGTCAGCAAGGATATTGGTCACAACGCGATCGGCGGCGGTCTTACGTCCGTATGCCGGATCCTTCAGGCTGACGATTTCGCACTTGTTATGGTCAAGTATCTCCATGATCCGGTGATACTCGCCGGTGTTGCGGCAAAGTCGGTCGAACTTCCAGACGATAAGCCCGTCGAAGTCGCGCGATTTTTCCTTGATCTCAGCGATCAGGTTGGGAAGAACTGTTCTCCGCTCAATGTGCGACTTCCCGGTGATGGCTACCTCATGATATACGCGCAGGAGTTCATGACCATTGTCCTTGCACCACTCACGGATCTCGCGCTCTTGGACGCGCGGAGAGGCGGCTTGCTTATCTGTAGATCGCCTGGTGTATGCAACGAGTTTCTTGGAAATTGGATCATTGTCTATCATTGTTTACTCTGTTCTGTTGTTACGTGAGGCGTAAGGCTCTCCGAGCCTTACGCCTCACGTAATTGTTCGGGAAGGTGCGCGATGATACGTGGCTATTCAATCCTGGACACCGGTTACAACACCATTGTTTATATAGACGTAGACGTCCTTGACGTTACCGTGATGATCTTCCACCCATCCCTTACCAATATCTGTAAAGCTACGATACACCCACTGTTCTGAATCTGCGCCGGCTGTGGTAGTTCGGTTGATCTCACTAGGCTTTCCCATGCATTTTATAGCTTGATCATCGGTCATCCCGATTGTCGGCTCAATGATTTCGTGTCCAGTGGCTCTACAGTGAGGGCATGGGGAAGTTCTGCACTTCTCACCTCGAGCCATGTGCGAAGAGCCGTACAGCTTATCCCATTTGTCGCAATCTTGATCAACCGACTCCGCGGCCTCAAGATATGGAGACTTGACCACTTTCTTGCCATTACATTCCGAGCATACTTTCAGTGTAGGCATTTCGATGGGTTCACGAGGTTCGTTGGCCAACGCGGTCGGATTTGTTTCTATCTCTTCGAGTTTCCTATCAAGGATTGTCTTTTCCGTATCCAAGAGCTCGCGTTCCCCAATGCCATAGCAGCGCGCAGCTGATCTCTTCCTATCATCGAGGTTTCGTGTCAGCCGCTTTTTTGCATCCGGCACGAGGCGCTTAATAAGTGCGTCGCCGGGAGCATCGACAAACATGTTATAGCAATGTGTCTCATCGGCTACCTTGAGCATCAACTGGGCGTATTTTAACGCATCTTCTTTTGGCATCTTTGTAGTGTCGATTTCCGTAAGATGATGTTCATCAATCGCTCTAAGGGCGTCTCCTGTCGCGATCTCGATATTTGATACCTGCAATAGGATGCTATGCCTTTGCAAAAAGAAGAGAGTCACCAGCACTAGGATAGCACCCAGCATCCAAGCATATCGCTTTCGAGTGGCCATACCACAACCTCCCAGAACTGTATCCTCGCATACGCGCGTCCGTTCATTTTACCAACTTTTTGGCATATTTAGCGATTCTTGCATCCGATTCTTCTATTTATACTTCACGCCCAGAAATGGACGATTCTAGACATTTTCCCCGGCATTGTCTTTCTAGCTTAAATTTGCTAACTAGGAAATTTAGAGAATGAATTCATTGCAGTAAAAACCACGAAACGCCGATATAGCGTTATGCTATTCGGCGCACTTGCAACCTTGATCATTCTCATCGTCATCTGGTATCAACCCCAGCCTCAAGAGTCGCGCTCTGGCTCGATAATTGCTTACCCAGAAGAGCGTTGAAATCATTTCTATTGCACTTCGAGGCCTTAGTTTAAGGTCCAAAATGCGAGGGGCTATTATTTCTTCGGGCATCAATATGATATCTGCGAAATAGTTTGCGGATCGCTCCTCTGGAGCGTTTGAACCTGCATCGCTGTCCATGTAGCATCGAGTAGGGAAACCGCACTTCTCGACCTGGAAGAAATGCCCCAGCTCGTGAGCGATTGTATACCTAGTCTCCTGCGGGAGGCGATCTCTCGACATTCGAGCATGTATCCGGTGCGGCTCCTTGGCATCCCTCGGCAGATACAGACCGTTCACATGGTAATCCATGCGGTCAAGCAGTAGCCGGATGCCGAACGAACGAACTATGCTACAAATGTCGATGATGTACCGCTCCCCAAATGTGGCCCGGAGTTTCCGCGCTTCATCAGCAAGGCAGGACTCAATAAACGACACGTGCCCAGAACCTCACATCGCAAACCATTACTCATGTCATGTTCGGTAATTATGCTTGCTTGCTTTAGGTTCTAGCTAGGTAGTGATAAGTTTCTGCTGCCCTCGACTCTAGTGATGGACACCACCTACTCATAAATCTTCATTATCCGCTCGACCTCGGCCCGGACAGCTTCCCAATCTTCCTTTGATAGTTCGCCGTCCGCAACCTGGAGGTACGCCTTCACGCGCTCCTTGGTCGGCTTGGGGGTCTCCCGCTCTTCGCGTACCAAGTCGGCGGGGATGGCCTCATAACCGGCTAATTCAAGCCATTTGTTGATGTTTTCGCCGATGCCCTCGGCCCATTCTATGACGCGCGCGCGCGTGGGTCTCCCCCCATTTCGGAAACGGAAAAGAGCCATTCTATCCATGCCGGTGATTTTTTCCGCTTCCCTATAATTGCCGAGAGAGTATCTTCCCCACGCTTCTTCAACCGCATTGTGGAAGCTTTCTTCTATTTTTTGTTTCTCTTCAGCCTTCATATCCTCATCCTACCACGCTACAAAATATGATGCAAATTATTTTTCAAAATGTGTCACAAAATGTGTTGCAATTTGTGACACGGTGTGTGTTGTCACACAATGTTAGACTAAATGAAACACATTTTGAAACGAGGTGATCTCATGAACTATAGCGATTCGTTTAGAGCCGAACGCGCAAAACGTCGGATGAATCAGACCGCTGCGGCACACGCTACCGGCCTTAGCAGAATGACGGTTGGCGACCTGGAAAACGGACGGCTTGAGATATCCGAGCAATGTTTTTCACGATTGGTTTCCAAGCTGGATGCAGCCCGCAAATCCGCACCTAGCAGGTAGTTTATTCCACATTCGCCTGTGTTTTTACACGAGTTTGAGCCGGAGGGCTGATATGACTAACACTGTTGCACAAACAAATACGGAATCGGCATTGATGCCCGAAAAAGAACGAAGGATGCGCTTAGGAGCGATCTTCTATGAGTTTTTATGCGACGTTGCGGAGTGGCAGTCAATGCAAGAGATTCAATCCAAGCCTAAGGTATGCGAAGAGGCGGCATAGCAAAATAGCGAGATGGAGGATACGGCATTGGCAACAGAGAGAAAAATCGACGCGGAGGCGGTAGTTCGAGAGATTTTGAATCTCCGCGATATGTACGCGGAGCAGCACATTGCCGAGAGCGGGACAGCGGTCGAGAGAGTGAAGCTCGACATGGTCGAGATGCTTATCGGCGTGGGCGAGCACCATGCGGCGAAGAAGGCGGAGGCAGAGGCAGAGACAGCGGAGGCGATATCATGACAATCTACTCGGCAATATTCGCTTTCGGGGTGAAGCTGGTGGCGTTCGGTGCTTTTCTGGGCGCATGCCTGCTCCTCGTGCTCGCGATCTACATTGTGTACGCCCATGAGCGACACGAGCGGATATATCGACGCGCAACGAAGCTCCACGCTCGGGCTGTTCGCAATCGGGAGATCGAGGCGCAGATCGCGAGGCGATTGGAATGGTAGATGTGAATGTCCATGGCATCGTAGAGTGCGTGATAGAGGGGATGTTGATCACAGTAGTGGTTCTGGAATTGGGATTTGTGGTGCGGCGATGGGCGACGCGCCCGGAAAGGGACTAGGTGAAGTCAGGATGGATGCAATAGGGGCACTCGCGGCACTCCAGGAACGGTGTAAGCACGACAGTCCGGACTTGCCATATCTGCTGTCGGATCTGCGATTGTTTGTCCCCAAAAAAGCGGGGCTAATCAAGGCAATTCAATCAAATCGAAAGGATGGGGTTATTCAATGTGCAAGGGATTCAGCGGAGTATGGAGCGGTCGAACGGAAAAGCTCTACACGAGTCAGAAAACGATGTCTCACTCGGAGATCAAGGCCGAGCACAATATCAGAGACGATCAGCCAAGCATCCAGATGCTTGTCAACCTGGAGTTGCATCCGGTGGGTGCGCTCGCCGATCCGGAGGGAGTAAAGGGCTGGAAACTCGTCATCGATCACGACGGAGTCCTTCCGGAATGGTGGGCGGAGCAGAACTTGATTGCCGAAAACGAAATGCGCCGCGCGGCGGCGGCCTGGGCCGATGGGCTCAAAGAGTTTAGCGGCTCTCTCTACCTGAGCGGCACTGGCATCACCAGCCTACCAGACGGCCTGAGCGTCGGCGGCTCTCTCTACCTGAGCGGCACTGGCATCACCACCCTACCAGACGGCCTGAGCGTCGGCGGCTATCTCGACCTGAGCGGCACAGGCATCACCAGCCTACCAGACGATATCAAGATTGGCGAAACGGTCTATGGGCTGAAGAAGGCGGCAAGAAAATGATATGCGCTGAATGCGAAGGCGCGATCGACGAACTGGAAGGCGAGTATGTAATTATCGATGATGGTGCATTGTGTCGGAAATGCTGGCAGGCAAGGAAAGAGACCTCCATCACTCCCAAAGACGCAGAAAGGAGGGATTAAAATGAGCGCTGCTGCGAAGATCGGCTACAACTACATCGATCACGGAAACGGCGCATACACGATACTGACGCCGGATCACAACCAGTACGAGATTGACCTCGCAATGCCGAGCTGCTCTTGCCCGGATTTCACATTCCGGGGCGAACAGATCGGCGAATGCAAGCACATCCGGTTCATCAAGGGATGTATAGAGCGCGGGGCATTATCGGGAGTGGACGCACTCAGCATCGAGGAGCGCGCCGCATACGATTCGATACTCGCTATGGGTTGCACCCTTGAAGAGGTTTCGCCTGGGCGATGGGTAGCAAGAGTGCCTGGCGCGATTACAAAGACGCGTGGCAAGGGATCTCCTTCAGCCGAATTACCGGCCTTGGTGGAGATGCTCGGTCAAAGATTGATGGGATGGAGGTGAAAGATATGATTACTATCGACGAAATAACCGGAGAAGCGCGAAACAGTGGAGAGGAAATGGAGCAGATCGAGTTTGATGCAAAGCTCTCATATGACGCGTTGCTCGATCTGGTGGGCTACTACAAAGGGATACAGGAGCAGGCGGCATTATTGGTCGGCAGCGCTCAATCGCAAATCCTGAAGCGCATGGAAGCCGACGAGGCGTCGATCCTCGATACGCAGGCATATTCAGTATCCCTGGTGGCATCCACCAGATATGACTACGATCTGAAGAACCTCGAAACACTCAACGGCTTGATATCGACTGAGCAGTTCGAGAAGGCAATGCCTAAAATCTACAAACCAGACAAGCGCGCGTTGAACAGCCTGGTAAAGCTGGGCGGGGACGTGAAGAAGGTTATCGAGGCGTCAATCTTCAGCATCCAGGGCGCTCCGAGCCTGAAGATCGTTAAGAAATAGAGCCTCAGCGACTAGCAGGGTCGCCAAGGCTCACATCCAAGCACATGCTTGAAATGACATTTGATTATATCAAATCTGGAGGATTACGAAAATGACAAAAGCAACCGAAACAGCAAAGCCCGAAACCACGGATACGGCCGCATTGTTCGCGGCCACCCCCTACGAGGAGGATCTCGACCCGTCTGATTGCGCAACTGGAACAAGCACATCTTCCACGAAGTTCTTTGCAATCGCGCAGAACCAAGGCAAGAACCGGGATAAGATCCAGCATGCCGGGCAGTTCTACAGCAAAAATGATGACGGCGTCTTCGAGTTCTTCGAGAATCTCGATGTGATCATCCTTGAGTCGGGATTTCGATCTACCCGCTTTGACGATGACAAGGTTGCCTGCCGGTCCTACGACGGGAAAACAGGCTCTTGCGGGAAGAAGTGCCGCGAGGAGTGCCAATACTACTTCTTTGCTGAGAACGCAATCGCAAAGGATCAGAAGTGCAAAAACAGCATCCTTCTGCTGTGCGTTCCTGCTGCAGACTGGGCAACCGAGCCGTTTTTCCTGCAGTGTTCGCCGAGCGCAATCAAAGACTGGAAGAAGTTCGCATTTGAGATGCAGCGCAGATTCAAACGACCTGTATTCTCGGCTATTACCCGGCTGACGACAACCCTCCGTGAGGAAAAACAGGGCATGGCATACTGCCCTGTCTTCACGCCTGTTAAAGCGCTGACGGCGGCTGAAACCGCGAAGCTCCGCGAGATTCGGCAGGCCGAGGTCTACCGTTATAAAGCGCCGGAAGAAGGCACCGACCCGGCAACGTCGTTTGAAGAACCTGCCGCAGGAACGTCGGCTTCGTTCCAGGACGGCGGGATGCTCCACGGTGACGAGGACGACCCGTTCGTCAATGAGTAGCGTGGTCATGTGGCAGGGGCGGTGCCAAACCGCCCCTGCCATGGAAGAAAGGAGTCAGCTATGCAAGTCGTTGACATAGATAAAGAGATCGAAGAATCCTCAATTTCCATTGAGGATGTGTTCGGCCCGAATGGGTTCATCGCCGCGTTCAAGCCGGGCTACGAAGTCCGCGAGCCACAGATTCGCGTAGCAGAAATTGCCGAAAGAGCGATCCGTGATGAGAAGCAAGCGATCATCGAGGCGGGTACCGGCACCGGAAAAAGCTTTGCGTTGGTCGTGCCCGCGGTACTATCGGGAAAACGGACCGTCATAACCACGGAGACGAATACGCTGCTCGACCAGTACGTGAACCAGGATCTTCCGTTCCTTCAAAAGATCCTTCCTAAAGCATTCAGCTTCGCAAAGGCAAAGGGCAAAGGAAACTACGTCTGTAAACAGAAGATCGACGCCTGTAACTCTGGGCAGATGTGGGGTAGTTTGTACGCCAATCCGGACGAAGTTGGAATGCTCATCGAGTGGGCGAAAAAGACGGCGTCGGGCGATAGATCCGAGCCGACGTTCGCTTTTTCTGATGCATCCTGGCAGATGGTCGGATGCGATGAACTTTGCGCGCATAGACAGTGTCCGTATTACGGAGACGGCGTAAAGGGCGAGACGGATTGCTTTGCGTATCAGGCACGTAAAGAGTTCCTGCAGGCGGATATCGTCGTGACGAACCATACGCTCTGCCTTCTCAACGCGCAGATCGGCGGCGATGCGATCATCGGAGATCACAGCATTTTAATTGTAGACGAAGCGCACACCCTGGCAGAACAAGCGCAGAAGACGTTCGGCTGTGAGATCAAGCAGACGACGCTCTCAGGGTTCAGCAAGTGCACGGCGAAGGCCTGTAAGCAGGGCAACATGGAGCTGCACGGATACGACCCGACGCTGATCGAGGATGCCGAGCGGTACTTCTTCGAGCAGTTCCGACGGCTGGCAAAGGAACAAATGACATTCGCCGAGATACCGGGGCTGATCATCCAGGAAGCGCAGAAGGCCGCCGAACCGGTACTTCGTTGCCTGGATATGCTAAGAACCGCGATCAACTCGATATGCCCACCAACCGACGAAGACCAGAAGATGCTCCAATCGCTCGATGATAGAGCGCAGGAACACATGAAGCACATCAAGGGCTTGTTCGAGCCTGCGGAGAACTGGTTGCCGTTCGTCGAGATCCAGCAGCGAGAAGACGGCGATCGCCATGCAACAATCAGCTATAAGCCGGTCGATGTCGCCCCGATCCTTCGGCGGGATCTGTACGGGGCGAGGCAGAGCGTCATACTGGCAAGCGCAACAATGGCGATCGGTCGCCGATTTGACTTCCCTATCCGCGATCTGGGCCTGTTCGATCCGCTCACGCTGCAGGTGGAGAGCCCGTTCGACTATGTGGCTCAGTGCTCGTGCTTGCTCCCGACGGCGCTCCCGTATCCGCAAGCGCCGGACTATCATACGGCGCTTGCGGATACGATCGAGCAGATCCTCATCCACACGCAAGGCCGAGCGTTCGTCCTGTTCACGTCATACCGGGATCTCAATAAGGTATACGACCTGATCTCCTGTCGGCTGAAGTACACGCTGCTCAAGCAGGGCGATCTACCAAAGCCTGCGCTGATCGAAGCGTTTCGGCGTGATGTTCACTCCGTACTGTTCGCGACACGGACCTTCTACACCGGGGTCGATATCCCTGGAGAATCCCTGTCGTGCGTGATCTTGGTTAAGATGCCGTTCCGGCCGCCGACTGAGCCATTATTCAAGGCTAAGTGCCAGTTGATTAAAGCGCAGGGCAGAAACGACTTTCGTGAGTACTCGCTGCCTCTGGCTGTGAATGACTTGCGGCAGGCATTCGGCAGGCTGATCCGGAGCAAAGCCGATGTAGGATTGTTCGCGTTCCTAGACTCCAGGGCGATCAATAAGCCGTACTTTCGAACGGTGGCGAATTCATTACCCAACATGAAGGTGAGGACACGAATATGAATCATCCCTCATCCTTCAACTCAATAATCGAAGTCGGAGCATGGATCGGCCAAAACTGCCGGGGCTGTGCACGTCGTTCTTGTCTCACCTTCAATGCTGTGTGGCTCGCACTTGCCACTGGCGACCTTCGCCAAGCTGACGGCGTCAAGGAGTATACCGATGGGATAGAGCGTATTTGCAGCCAAAGACGACGAAAGCGAAGGCGAGTCAGCGTTAGGGCGCAGATGCCCCTTGGGGGGCTTGAAAGTATGGTACCCGATCGGCTAAAGAAGACCACTTATCGAGTCTCCTAATTCCTTCAAGGACGTACCTAATGACTGACTTTATACAACAAATAAGGAACGTTGCTGACATCCGCTTACTCTGTGAGGGTTTGACGGAGTTGACGGGCAACGGCAATAGATTGACAGGCCGGTGTCCGTTTCACTCCGAGCAGGATGCGAGCTTCACAGTGTATCCGGATCAAGGCTCTTGGCACTGCTTCGGCTGCGGGAAGGGCGGCTCGGCGTTCGACCTGGTGATGATGTCGCAGGGCCTCGAGTTCTTCGACGCCGCAAAGCAGCTCGCCGAGAAGTTCAACATCCCTATCCCAGAGCTGAGCCCTGAGCAGCAGGAAGCACACGAAAAGGAGCAGCGGGCCTGCGACGTTCTCGACAAGTACATGTTCGAAGCACAAAAGAAGCTGTCCCGTGCAAAGAAGGCGCTGGAATACGTCCGATCTCGCGGGATAACTGCAGAGTCGATTGAGAAATACGGGATCGGGCTCGGCCCGGCGTTCGATGAGTCGAAACTCAAGCCTGCGATGATCAAGGGTCTGGAATCCGCGGGGCTCGTCACTGACGGCAAGTTCGGCCGCTGGTGGCCGATGAAGGACCGGCTGCTATTCCCGATAGTTCGGAACGGCCATGCAATCCAGATATCCGGTCGGGCGATCGACGATAAGAAACCGAAGTATCTTGATCTGAAGCGGGACAAGTACCCATGGCAATCTCATCTGATGAGAGGCGAACAGTGCATCTTCGTTGAGGGCGTCATTGATGGTATTTTGGTATCGCAGGCAGGATTTCCTGCCTGCGCGACGATCTCCACATATTTTCAACCACAATGGGTTGACCTGGTGGGGAAGTCGACGCGGTGTTACTGCTGTTACGACATGGACGATGCCGGAGCCGGATCTCAGGCATCGGACAAGATATCCGCGATGCTCTACGACGCGGCTCGAGAGGTCTACATTATCAGCCTTCCCAAAGGGTTTGATCCGGCGTCATACATCGTCCAGCATGGCGGAGTTGCTTTTGGGGGGCTGGTTGAAAGCGCACTTCCATATATAGAGTTCCTGATCCAGTCCATGCCGGAGGGTATGACAGAGCATGATCGGGACAACAGGCTGCAGCACATTGCATCAAAACTAGCGACCGCTTCGGAGTCGAGCATCGAAGATTATTCGAAGAAAATCGCGTCACAGCTCAGGCTCAGCGTTACGAATGTGAAAAAAGATCTGCGCAAGTTCATTACGCAGGTACGACGCAAGACGCAGAGTAAGGAGGCCGCTCCCCTGAAGCCGGGATCGGTTACGGTTGAGAGTGTACTGCCGACAGCACCAGTCGACAAAGGAGCTGTCTTGCCGTGTGGCTGGAAAGTTGACGAACACGGCGTAAGGCAGCTCGTTGAAAAAGTCACGCAATATGGGGTTGATATAGCGGAAGTGCCGGTGTCTCCCTCGCCAATACTCATCACCACTCGCCTGGAAGATGTGGTCGATGGTGATGAAAACCTGGAAATCGCATGGTTGCGTGACGGTCGTTGGAAGCGGATTACGGAGAGCAGAGCGACAATTGCCAGCTCCCGTAGCCTGGTCCAGCTTGCGGGCTCGGGGCTGACAGTAACGTCGGAGACGGCACGTGGGCTCGTGAACTACTTCGCGGCGTATGAAAACGCCAATATCGCAAATCTCAAACGTGCGTATGTATCAAGCGTGCTGGGGTGGCAGAAGAAGCAGGGCTTCCTTTGGGGCCGACAGCTTATCTGTCCGGACGGCTCGAGAGCACACGGTGACAGCGGGATTCGATTCCGAGGCAAAGACGGCGGGGATGAGCGGCTTGCCGATGGATACCGTCCAGAAGGTTCTTACGATGAATGGCTCCGATTGATGGAGATGGTTGTCCCATATCCGCGTGTTTTGCTTGCTCTGTATGCAAGCCTTTGTGCGCCGCTTCTCACGGTGTTCGGTTGTTCGAACTTCGTGGTGGATTGGGCGAACCCAACGAGCACAGGCAAGACGACAACGCTCCGAGTAGCCGGTTCGGCCTGGGGCAATCCTGACGAGAAGAGCGCGGATGCCGTGATCAATGGATGGGACTGCACCCGAGTATGGATTGAGAGAGCAGCTTCAACGCTAAATGGCATCCCGTTGATTCTAGACGATACAAAAAGGGCTAAGCTGGCCTCAGACGTGTCAAAGGTCCTCTATGACTTCACAAGCGGCCAAGGGCGCGGGAGGGGCTCGATTGCGGGCATTCGTGACCGAGGCAACTGGCGGACGGTAATGTTGTCGTCCGGAGAGTCGAAAGCGACGGATTTTTCGCAGGACGGCGGTACGGTGGCACGTACTCTCGAGGTTTGGGGGAAGCCGTTCGGTCGTGCGGATGAGACGTCTGCGCCGATGGTCGGCAAGTTGAACATGGGACTCAAGCAGCACTTCGGGCACGCCGGGCCGCGATTGGTGGAGTTTGTTCTGAAGAACAAGGATCAATGGTCTGAGTGGAAGGCAGAGTATCAAAGCGTACTCGCTTCTTATGTGGAGCGGGCTGGGGCTAATGAGGTTGCAATTCGGTACTCAGAGTACTTCGCCCTGATGGACATTACCGCGGCGCTTGCGGGGTCTGCCCTGGAACTCCCGTGGGGGTACGCCGATCCGATCGCGGCGCTTTGGGACGATCTGACGGCAGAGTCCGGGACTGCCGACCGTGCAAAGCAAGCGCTCCTATATGTATGGAGCTGGGCGCAGGCGAACTATTCGCAGTTCTATGGGCGGCAGGAACACAACTCGCTCGGGCATGTGATTGTACCTCATGCAGGCTGGGCGGGGATCTGGGAGCGTGAAGAGGTGTGGGACTCACTGAACTTCTTCACGCATAGGCTGACGGCGCTCCTGGAGGCACAGAAGTACGAGCCGGACGCGATTATCCGGACGTGGAAGGATCGGGGCTGGTTGAATACCAATGAAGGCAAGTACACGAGGCGCATGCGATTCGAAGGTCGCCTGACGCTATTCTATTCGGTCCAACGGAGTGCCCTCGAAAGTCTGGATACGGGGCTGCTTTGAGTGAACGGGTGAACACCAAAGTGAACAGTAAAGTGAACAGCAAATCGAAGGATTTACGCTCAAAATCAGTGTTTTATACTTGCTGTTCACCCTGTTCACCCCAAAAATGCAGTATGTCCTATACGCGCGAGAAGAAAATAAGAAGATCATCGATTTTTCAGTTTCTATATAAGGGCTCGGAAATAGGGTGAACATGGTGAACAGGGTGAACAGTGCGGTTTCAGTGGAATATTTACACTCAAAAATACAAGTTATCGACGTTCGAGTGTTCATTTTGGTGTTCACTTTACTGTTCACCGAAAGGAGTGAATCATGGTAAGCAAGAGATTTTTGGGAGGTCTAGGAGTTAAAGAACGGGCTCAGCCAGCCTTGTTTACCCCTGAAAAGCATGCACCACTTGATGATGCAATAACAAATCAGCAGGCAGTAGGGGCAAAAAAGGCCAATCAGCCTACCCTGATAGACCTTTTAGAGCGGAAAAAGGCCGAAGCAACGTCGAATCTGACGGCTGAAGAGCGGACAATTGCACTTGATCGATATGCGAATCTTCGCAGCTGGATTTGCAAGGGCAAGTCGATGCTCTTCGGCGATGATGCTGTCTATTCGGAGAGCTGGGATGCGAACTACGCTAAGTTCGCACGATGGATGAATGAGTATGAAACACTGGTCAGGCGGTTGGCGGAGAACGGCATTGAGCCGATGGAGGCCCGCTGCCAGTCCTGTTGGTCGCTCATCCTGGTGGCATGGGAGACGAACGCCGAGTGTGAGTATTGCACGGCGACCCCAGCAAGGAAGTCGCTTTATCGACAGATCAAAACGAAGGGCTTTGCGCCGATGAAATGCCCGACGCTGGGCGGTGAGGTTATCAACCTCGTTTGGGATGAGTCGGTCGATACCAGAGCATCCAAGGCCGTGCGGTTCACGCTCTCGGAATTGTGGTTGATGCGCGACTTGACACCGGATCAGGCAGCACAGGTGTGGCTGGTCAAGAAAGAGCTTGGCGGAGCGGTGCAACGAGCGTGAACTGATACAGAAAAGTACAGATACAGGAAGGAGAAGGGGCACATGATTTACATTGGAATTGACCCTGGAATCACTGGGGCGATAGCGGCGATTGACACTGAGAGCAAGGAAGTCCAGGTCTACGATATCGACCACAGCTATTTGGATGCGGTCGATGCGTTTCGACGATTCGCGGAGCATCCGGAGAACTGCTGTGCAGCCATTGAGAAGGTCGGAGCGATGCCTAAACAGGGCGTATCGTCGACCTTTAAGTTCGGCCTGACAGTCGGGCATCTTCGCGGTGCGCTACTGATGGGACGTATACCGATCTTGGCAGAGCCGACGCCGCAGGTGTGGAAGAAGGCCGTCTTCGGTGCCAGTATCAGCAAGCTGACACGCAAGGACCAGAAGACCGCAGCTCGCGACAAGGCGCGGGAGTTGTATCCAGCATACGCTGGACTGTTCGGGCTCGTGAAGCACGCCGATCGCGCAGAAGCGCTGCTTATGGCGCATTATCTGATGATGATGAGAGGTGGACGATCGTGAGGAGAGCAGATGCGCGAGCCGAAAAGCAGCAGAGGAAGTGCGACGCTTGGAATGATTCGAATCCAATCGGCACTTCAGTAGTCGTTCGAATGGACTCTGAAGAGAATAGAGAAACCGTTACGCGGTCAGTAGCCCAGGTGCTGTCAGGGCATACAGCGGTAATCTGGTTGGGGGGAATCTCAGGCTGTTATGCGCTTGGCCGTGTGGAGGCCAAGAAGCCATGAAATACACAGACGGCAAAGGCCGGATCTACGAAGTCTCGCAGGGTATCGGCGACGGCGTGTTCATGATCTTCTACCGTGAGCCCCTCAAGTCGGGCAAGCTCTCGGGGCTCAAGCGGTGTCGAGTCGCTTGTCTTCACGACCAGGTGAGCCACGATCGCGCGCCAGTGCAGTCGTACCTCAATGGGTATGCAGGGCTGCAAGGGTGGAAGGCGGCGATGAGTTAATGGCACGATACGCACAGGGTACGGAAGTAGATGCATCTCGATCCAAAGCCGAGATCGAGCATATTCTCGAACGATATGGCGCCGACCAGTTCAAGTATGGATGGGACGGGAATCGGGCCGTGGTCGGCTTCCGGGCAGATAGTCGAATGATCCGAATGGAGTTGCCTCTGCCGGATAGGCGCAGCGATGAGTTTCGCTTTACAGAAACGGGACGTCCACGACGAAGTGATGATGCAATCAACGAAGCATACCAGCAGGAGGTCCGTCGCAGATGGAGGGCGCTGGCACTGGTGATCAAAGCCAAGCTCGAAGCTGTTGAAACCGGAATCGCAGAGTTCGAGGATGAGTTCCTGGCGTACATTGTTCTTTCCGACGGATCTTCGGCTGGGGATTTCATGCGGCCGCAGATCGCAGCAGCGTATGAGCATGGCGTTATGCCAAAAATGCTTCCGCTGCCAGATGGGATTGGGGAGATACAGCCATGAAGGCAATAAGCGTTCAACAGCCTTGGGCCTGGGCGATTCTCTTCGCAGGGAAAGATGTGGAGAACCGTTCGTGGCGCACGAATCACCGTGGGCCGATCCTGATTCATGCAGGTAAAAAGATCGACAAAGATGGCGTGAAATGGCTCAAAGAGCAGGGCATTGAAGTGCCTGGCGATCTGCCGACCGGATGCTATGTTGGCAAAGTGGATATCATCGGGTGCCGTGAGATCAAAGTTCTCGAATGGGATAATTCCCAGCGCAATAAGTGGGCATCCGGCCCGTACTGCTGGATATTAGATCAGCCACGCGCATTCAATGAGCCAGTACCCGCGCGTGGCCAGTTGGGCATATTCCGTGCGCCTCTTGAGGCTGCGATGCAGATGGAGGCCGATGGATGACATCACCGGGGGCAAAGGAGAATGTGGAGCATTACACGCCTGAGCAGGAAGCGGCCTTGCAGCAAATGATAGACGCATTCGGGATTGTCCACGGAAAGGTCTGTGCGGATATCGAGGCCTATGCTGGGAAGTGGACGAAGGCAGAAGTAAGGCCATGCAAACGGTTATTGCGGAAGTCAGAGAGCAGATGTAAGATATAATCACAAGGATTGCTTTCTGTTTTGCCTTGCATGCTATATCGGAGGAGAGTCACTAGGTGGAAAAATATATCTTGTTTTCCGAGTTCAGCACCACGTTGAAGGTCCAAGAGTTCATGAATGAGGGATATGAAAGGGACTATAAGCTAGTGTCCATATCATCATTCTGGGTGGACGGAGATTCTACCATATTGAGAGTGAAGGGGGTTACTCCTGTTCACTATGATGTTGTCATGGAACTAAAAGACGATGATTCTATCAGTAAGAAGGGAAAAGGCAGCTAGACATCGACTTGATAAACAACTGAATAACTGACGTCAACTTGGCTATCAACTGAGGGGCGGTTCCAAATCCGAGAGATCGGAGGCGGAGCCGCCCCTTTTTTAGTTTCCGGGTCGTGCGGTACGGCCCGAATCCGCTGACAGAGCGGTAACTCTGCCGGCGGATAGACGAGAGAAAGCGCCTCCCGCCAACGAACGAGCCGCATTTTACTTGTTCCATGGAGGGGACTAAAACACCAATGAAAATCAGCAAAACGAATCTCAGAAGCCCAATCACCTGGTTTGGCGGGAAAGGCATGATGGTAAAGAAGCTGCTTCCGCTCATACCGGATCACCACATCTATGTCGAGCCCTTTGGAGGTGGCGGAAGCCTTCTTTTCGCTAAAGAGCCGTCCGCTGTCGAGGTCTACAACGATCTCGACAGCGGACTCGTCAATTTCTTCCGCGTTCTGCGCGACCCCGCGAAGTTTCCAGCCCTACTCAAACTTTGCCGACTTATGCCCTTTAGCCGTGAGGAGTTCGACTACTGCCGATCTGTATGGGGCAAAGAAGAGAACGATATTGATCGCGCATTTATGTGGTATGTCGTCGCGCGCATGAGTTTCTCGGGCATCTTCGGTGGATCGTGGGGACACACTGTGTCGTCCAGCGCGAGAGGCATGGCAAGCTCGGTAAGCAAGTGGTTGAGCATCCAGGAGATTCTTCCCGACATTCACAAGCGCATCATGCGAGTCCAGATAGAGCACTCGGATTTCAGGCAGATCCTGACTCGTTATGATACGCCTCGCACCTTCTTCTACATCGATCCCCCCTACATTCACGCGACAAGGCGGAGTGGTGGCTACGCGCACGAGCTGCACGCGGCTGATCATTCAGACCTGGTTCAGATGCTTCTGAAACTTCAGGGGAAGGCGATGCTGTCCGGATATGCACACGGAATTTACAAGCCGCTCGAAGAGGCCGGATGGGAGCGGCACGACTTCTCGGTTGTCTGCTGTGCCGCTGGCAGAACGCGTACTTCTGGTCTCCAGGGTAAAGGCGCTGCCAAGGCAAAGCAGATGCGCACGGAAACAGTTTGGCTGAGCCCAAACTGCAGAGAGGATACTAATGCTGATAACGGATATCCCGGTGACGGCGGATAATGTCTCGATCCTCTGGAGACATGCTCGCAAAATACGACGGCTTATAGGGACATGGATAGTCCCCGGAGTCGTCTTCTGCCAGACGAACTTTGACTCAGAGGGATGGGATCTCTACTGCGACTTTCTTCTAGCATATCGTCGGTTCGGCAGGCGAAACGTTGATGCAATCGCAGACTACCTGCGCCCCGGACGTGAGCATTGGGGACATGCATGGATGCTTAGGCATCCCCAGCCGATCGGGGGACTTGACAGGTTTGGTAATATGAAGATAGGAGAGGTCGTCGATGTCCAAAAGAGTAATCGGTGACACCAGTACCCATCTCTCCGAGTCTTCTCTTAACCCAACTCGACGTCAGGCGCGAGAGATTCTATCAAGCGATCCCTATGAGAGTTGGCGTGATGGATATTACCAGGACACGCGCCGACGCGGCTCGGGAAGAACGAACCCCCGGAAAATCCTGAAATAATTCCACGTGGAATAAATCTTCATGAGCCCCGCGGCATCCTGCCGTGGGGCTTTCTGTTTACCCGACCGGCAACACCGCACCTTCCATCCGACTAGACCCGGACGATGCCCTCCTTTCCATCGTCCGGGTCGCTCCTTTTTGAGGATCTACTGATGTGGCAGCGAAACTCACAACAAAACAGAAGAGATTCGTCTTGGAGTATCTCGTCGATAGTAACGGCACTAAAGCTGCTATTCGTGCTGGTTACTCGCCGAATCGCGCATCTGAGATCGCATATGCACTCATGCAGAAACCGCATGTCAGATCAGCGATCGAGGTGGCTCAGGCCAAACAGGCCAAGCGGCTCGAGATCACTGCCGATCGCGTCAAGTTGGAGTTGGCGAGGATTGCATTTTCGAATGTTCGCAACGTTGTCAGTGTGAAACGTGAGACTATCACTTACCGTGGCCCGCATGTAAACTCGGAAGGTGAGCCCAACCTCATAGAGGTTATCCGAACTCATGTGGAGTTGATCCCGTCTGACCAGTGGAGCGATGACGCCGCAGGCGCAGTTTCCGAGGTTGTTCAGACCTCAACGGCGCATGGTGAGAACATTAAGATCAAGCATCATGATAAGGTGAAGGCGCTGGAACTGCTTGCAAAGCACTTCGGGATGTTGGACAAGGTCGAAGCTCCGGACGATGAGCAGCAGAACAATCTCGAACAGTATAAATCCGCACTCACGAACGCAGCGGTAGAGGCATGGAGCGGCGATGAAAACGCAGAGGGGGATAGCGCCGTTCCGGTTCAAACCGTACAGCCCGAAAGCTAAGAAGCTGCTTACCTGGTGGCTGCCGCCGAGCTCGTATCGCGATCACGACGGCATCATCGCTGACGGTTCGATCCGGTCGGCGAAGACGATCACGATGATAGATGGATTCATCGAATGGTCTCGTCAAAACTTTAGGAATCAGAACTTCATCATTTCCGGTAAGTCTGCAGGTGCCTTGAAACGCAACGTCATCAGCCCGATGCGGCAGATCCTAGCCTCCAAAGGCATCAACCCGGCGTACAACAGATCTGAAGGTTTCCTTGCGTTCGGCAGCAACACGTATTACTTCTTCGGTGCCAACAACGAAGCGAGTCAGGACGTGCTCCAGGGCATAACGGCTGCTGGCTGGTATGGTGATGAAGTGGCGCTTCAGCCGCAATCATTCATCGAGCAGGCTATAGGCCGTTGTTCCGTTCAGGGCTCGAAAATATGGCTCAACTGCAACCCTGAGAGTCCCTTCCACTACGTCAAGACAGAGTTGATCGACAAGGCTGCTTCGAAACGGCTCTTGCATATGCACTTCACTCTTGACGATAATCTCACGCTCTCGGAGCAGATCAAAGACCGCTATAAGCGCATGTTCGCAGGCGTTTGGTACGACCGGTTCATCATGGGCGAATGGAAGGCGGCCGAGGGTGCAGTGTACGGCATGTTCGACGCAAAGGAGTATGTCGTTGATAGCTTGCCTAACATGGTTCAGCACTGGGTCGGTGTGGACTACGGCACCAGCAACCCCACCATCTATCTACTTATGGGTCGAGGCGCAGACGACAAGCTCTACATCATCGACGAGTGGCGATACGATTCCGCCGAGCACTACGGCAAGCAGAAGACGGATGCCGAGTATTCCCGGTCGTTCCAAGTATGGATTATGGGGCACAAGGTTCAGCCTCGTTTTATCTTTGTTGATCCGAGCGCCGCCTCATTTATCACGCAGCTTCATCGCGATGGAGTTCGCAATCTGGCAAGCGCCGATAACAGGGTTCTGGACGGGATTCGGTATGTCGGATCGCTGTTTTCCTGCCGGCGATTGCTCATTCATCGGCGATGTGAAGGGTTGATCCGAGAGATCAGCGGCTACTCATGGGATCCCAAAGCGCAGGAGCGCGGCGAGGATGCACCGATAAAGAAAGCTGACCACGGACCGGACGCACTTCGATACCTGATCAACTCAACTGCCAACGTATGGCAAGGATGGATTAACCACTGATGTCTCTTCCTGCTGACAATACACTGCAATGGCCGCCGTATAGATATAAACGACTGACCGAGCGGATGCAACTCCATGCCGCATGGTATTCTGGAGACCCCGATCGGTTGGGTCTTGCGTATGAGATGCAGGTTACAAACCCGTTCGATGCTCGATCGAGATTTTGGGCACGGCAGGTACGAGCGGAACGATCCACCTGCATCCACGTTCCGCTCGCAACGGATATAAGCGCAACATCAGCCTCAATGCTCTTCTCTGAGCACCCCAAAATCCGAGTTCCAGACGCAGGAGAGCTGACGGACGGTCAAAAGCCGGTTAACACGGACGCAGACGCTGCGCAGGAGCGGCTTGACGAGATCATCGGCGGCGGCGGCGTATATCGGCGGCTACTCGAAGCGGCGGAACTAGCAAGCGCCCTCAATGGCGTTTACCTGAAGGTCGATTGGAATAAGGACAAGGCCGATCATCCGATCCTTTCCGTGGTGCGCGGTGACAACGCAATTCCGGAGTTCTGGTATGGCGTTCTGACAGCGGTTACGTTTTGGCGCGACCTCGATCCTGAGGTCATCGTCGATATGGCAGATAAAAAACGTGGAGGCGGCGAGGTATTCCGGCTTGTCGAGCGACACGAGAAGGGCGTCATCTACACAGGACTTTACAGAGGCAACGTCAATCAACTTGGGTATCAGATCGATCTTTCGGCAAGGCCCGAAACGGCAGATATCCCGCCAGTTGTAATGACAGGGCTTGATGGGCTCGCATGCCGATACGTCCCGAATATGCTGCCGAATCGGGCATACGATCCTATGTACGATCCACCCGAGGCGATCTATTTGGGTTCGTCCGACTATTCTGGTGCCGAAACCATGATGGAATCGCTAGATGAGGTGTTTTCGAGCCTCATGCGCGATATCCAGATCGGGCAGGGCCGTATCATCGTTCCTGATTCGTTCCTCGAACCAGTGACGGTCGACGGCAAACTCAACATGCGATTTGATATGGATCGGAAAGCGTATTCACCGCTCAGCTCTCCTGGAAGCGCGGGCGCAGGGCTCAAGGATCAGCTCACGGTCAGCCAGTTCGCGATCCGCACCGAGGAGCACATCCGCGCGGCTACGGCGCTTGTCCACCAAATCGTAACGAACGCAGGGTATTCCCCGCAGACGTTCGGGCTACAAGTCGAGGGACGTGCTGAGTCAGGCACGGCTCTCAACGTGAGGGAACGGAAATCCTTCCTTACGACCGCAAAGAAGGCCGAATACTGGAAGCCGGTCATTGAGGATATCTGCGAGATCATGCTCATCATCGACAGGGAGCACCTCAATGGCACGGTCACCCCGATGCGCCCGGTTTGCGAGATGCAGGATTCCGTGAGGAGTGACCTTTCTCAGGTTGCGCCGAGCGTCCAGGCGTTGGCGATGGCTGAGGCCGCAAGCACTGAAACGCTGGTGCGGATGGTTCATCCTGATTGGGAGAACCTCCAAGTCGCCGCCGAGGTGCAGAGAATTCACGATGAGCGCGGGTCGATGGTCGCTCCGCCTGGAGAAGGTCCATTCGGGCAGCCATAAGGTAGATCATGCCAACATCCCCACTTGACTATATCAGAGTCGGCGCCGAAGTTGCGCGGATCTACGACAATGGGCAGCTCGAAATGCTTAACCAGATCTCCCGACGCGTGGCGGTCGGCATCGATGCCGCAGACTGGCAGACCCGGAAGTACAACGAGCTGAGCGCCGTTCGTCGGCAGATCAGCGCTGAGATTCGGAAGCTCGGTAAAGAGGCTGACGTCCACGGAGCTGTAGAAAATGCCTACCGCGACGGAGCGGGAGAAGCGCTTCTCGATCTGAAGACTCTTCGGGTTGTGTCTCCAGGCGCTAAGCCCGATGACCTTGGAATAGTCCCTCAAATGGGGCGCGTCCCAGGAGCGCAGGTGGAAGCGTTGGCGAGTGAAGCGGTTAGGAACGTTGCTTCCACTCACTTGCGAATCCTGCGATCCGTACAGGATATATACCAGCAAACCATCTATCAAGCTGTACAAGGACCTATTACCGGAACTACTACTCGGCGACAGGCCGCACAGGCAGCGATTAACAAGTTTGCCGATCGAGGCATCACGGGGTTCATCGACCGTGCAGGTCGGCAATGGGATCTCAGCAGCTACACAAGCATGGCGGTACAGACCGCCGCGACGCACGCCGCAGTCCAAGGGCATTCCGACCAACTCCTGTCTCATGGCATCGACCTGGTCATGGTCTCCGGGCATTCCGCCTGCTGTGAGCTATGCGCTGAGTGGGAAGGGAAGATCCTCTCGCTCACAGGACGGACACCGGGATACTCGACACTTGCTGATGCGATGGATGCTGGACTATTTCATCCGCACTGTACGCACACCATCAGCGCCTATATCGAGGGCGTCACGAAACCTCTTCCACCAGAGGCGCTCCATACCGATGGAGAGTACGCGAAGTTGCAGGAGCGAGGCCGACTTGAACGCGGTATTCGGCAGTGGAAACGTCGCGAGGCAGTCGCGGAGCTCGATCCGAATGCGAAACGGCTTGCGAGCGCCAAGGTGAAGGAGTGGCAGGGCAAACTTCGAGATTTCAAGGCCGAAACCGGCATATCACGTAATTATGGGCGCGAGCAATTCGGGCCGATGAATGAGAGGCAGCTTGCTGACGCGAAGGGCTGGGCGAAAACGGCTGAAGACCGATTCATTTCACCGAAAGAGGCGTTCAGGGTAGACTCTGCGCTGCCCATGACAGCGACAAGGCGTAGGGTCGATAGCACAATAGCCGCCGTCGCTTCGGTGCATGGCGTCGATCCAATGCTCGATGTTCCTGTGCACGTCAAGCCTGAAGTATGGTCGAGCGGCAGGAAAGTCCCTGGCCGCTTCAATCCCTCAACGGGCATTTGGGTAAGCGCGGAAGCGACGTCACCGGAGTACACGAGCGTACACGAAATCGGGCACTCGCTTGATTGTCGCATGTTCGGTGATGGCACGACATACGGTACGGATTCACAAGCTCCGGAGCTTGACAATTGGCGCAAAGCGGTATATAACAGTGATGCATACAATGCACTGAAGAATAGTCTTCAGGTCGGATCTAAAACACAAGAGCGAGTCGATTATCTACTCTCTGAACGAGAACTGTTCGCACGAAGCTACGCTCAGTACATTGGAGAGAAATCGGGAAACAAGGCGATACTCCACGAGATTGAGCAAAGGCGGAGCGAACCACTGTATGGTTCACAGCATTGGGGAAAAGACTTCGCCCCTATTCGATCAGCGTTTGACGAGTTATTCAAGAGTCTGAGGTTGTTGAAATGACAAAGACTTACTCAAAAGTGCTTCCAGGGCAGACGGAAGAAGATTACTATCAGATGCTTGTTGACCGAGGAGAAATGACTCGGGAAGAAGCAAATGGACAACTTGAGTATATTCACTTCGAGCTAGTCCCCGACGCTGAAGACGCCGCGACCAAACCCTAAGTAGCAATCTCACAACCACATAGGAAAATACCAAGCCTCTCGGCAATAGTCGAGGGGCTTTTTCATGCCCGGATTTCAGGCAGCCTGACGGGGCTCAAAACACGGATTCGGTCGACGGACCTAAAACGGGAGAATCTATAGAAATGACAATCAGACACGGCGAACGGCTCTGGTTCTATGACGCTGAGGGCACACCGGGTGGGACAGGCGATCCCTCTACATCTTCACCGAACACAGACCCTCCCGCACCACCGGCGAATCCTCCGGCACCCGAAAAGACCTTCACGCAGGCCGAGTTGGACAGGATAGTCAGCGAAAGGCTTGAACGAGCAAAGGCGAAGGCTAAGGAAGATGCTGACAAGGCTGCAATGACCGAAACAGAGCGTCTAAAAGCCGAGAAAGCCGAAGCCGAAACCAAGGCGGCCACGACAACGGAAGCCGCGAACAAGCGCATCATCACCGCAGAGGCGAAGCTCGCCCTGCAAGCAGCCGGGATCAAGACAGAGCGCATACCGGCAGCGCTCAAGCTGGCGGATTTATCCGGAGTCGTGATCGGCGACGATGGAGAGCCGAACGCCAAGGCAATAGAGACAGCGGTCAAGGCCGTTGTCACGGATTACCCCGAGTTCAGGGCGACCGTCGGTGGATCTGGTGGGTCGAACTTTGAATCCGGCAACCCGCAGAAGAAAATCGACATCGCCAACATGGACGCGAAGGAGTTCAAAAAGCTCCAGGATCGAATCATGCGAGGCGAAAAAATACAATTGTGAGGTAACTAACACATGCCACAGCAGACTACGGCAACGGCGGGGCTCTCCCCCGAAATGAAAACCTTCTACGACCGCACGCTCCTCGAAAGAGCGCTGCCGACACTGAGATACACTCAGTTCGGGCAGGAGCGGCCGCTTCCCCGAAATGGCGGGAAAAACATCGAATTCCGGCGTTTTGAGAGCTTGGCTCCGAACACGACCCCTCTCGTTGAGGGTGTAACGCCGGTCGGCAATGGGCTGAACGTCACGGCTGTCACTGCGACCATCGCTCAGTACGGTGACTTCATCACGGGATCCGATCTCCTCGACTTGACGGCGTTCGATCCGGTACTGACCGAGACGGCGCAGCTCTTGGGCGAGGAAGCGGGGCTTGTCCTCGATACTGCCTGCCGCGGCATACTCGGAGCGGGGACCACCGTGCAGTATGCCGGAGGAGTCGCAAGCCGCCTGCTTGTTGGATCCACCAACATTCTGACCGTCGACGAGATCCGCAAGGCAAAGCGCACGCTCAGCCGCAACAAGGCGAAACCGTTCGCTGACGGTTACTATGTTGCGATCGTCGAGCCGGGTGCGACTTATGACCTTGAAAGTGACCCCAAATGGGTGACGGCGAATGCTTACGTTGACGCGACCAACCTGTATACCGGTGAGATCGGTAGGATCTTCGGCGTTCGGTTTGTCGAATCCACGAACGCACTTCAGTTCGCCGGTGCGGGTGCAGCGGGCATCGATGTGTATGGGACGCTGATCTTCGGCCAGAATGCCTACGGCACGGTGCCGCTTGACGGGCAGACGGTGGAGTTCATTTTCCACCCCGTCGGCTCCGCAGGGGCCGCCGATCCGCTGAACCAGCAATGGTCGAGCGGTTGGAAGGCAGCGGAGACATGGAAGATCCTCAACGATCTATTCATGATACGCATCGAGCACGCTTGCTCTTCTTAGGCTGAGCGGCACTGACAACGTAATACAGTGGTTGCAAGGGGATGAGTGATATTCGCTCATCCCCTAACTATTTGGAGGCATACAGAATTGGCAGACATTATAGAGAAAACCGATAAATCCGTTCTCACGGACGCGCAGATCGAAAAAGTGACCATCGATACCGGCAAGCTCCTGGCTGCACAGCCCAAACGAACCGTCAGGCTGCACCAGACCACTCCACCCGACAAGCCGCTTCCCGATGAGACAGTGTGCATCAATGGCTACATCTTCCAGATCAAGCGAGGCGTCGACGTGCAAGTCCCGCAGTCCGTCTATGACGTGCTCGAGCAGGCGGCAAGACTGTAGAGGTAGATCATCATGGCATATGCCATCACAACTGATCTCGCGGCATATCTCGCCGTGGATGTAACTGCACTCCCGGCTGACGCTTCCAGGCTTATCGATCGTGCATCAGAAATGATAGATTACTTCACCATGGGCCGGATAGATCCTACGAACAACGCCCACACGACGGCGGCTCTCAATGCGACCTGCGCCCAGGTGGAGTTCTACATCAGCAATGGAGAGATGGAAGTCGACCCATGTCTGTCCATAAAGCAGGTCGGCAAGGTCACGCTGACCTATGCTGGCGGCAGCGACCACGGCGATGATCTCTGCCCGCGCGCAAGGCGCGCTCTATTTACTGCAGGGCTACTCTATGCGGGAGTGTGCACACCGTGAGCAACCTGACGCGAACTCTTCGTGACGTCGTTACGATTGCAGGGCAAATGATGGAGACGACCCTCGGGCCGGTCTTCGCATCCCCGATAAACGTCCCTGCTTGCGTCGATTTCGGCTTCCGCCGGATAACTAACCGACAAGGTCAAGAGGTGGTGGCTTCCGCATTCCTCATACTGGGACCCGACGCGACTCTCAATGTCGACGATCAGGTGAACTTCGAGGGCATCAAATACGAGACCGTCGATGTGCAGCCGATGCGAGTGAACGGTAAGATCGATCACATCGAGGCGTATTTGAAATCGGTAGGTAGTGACTGATGGCCGACGGATTCAGCCTTGACTTCAACCCCATTCAGATAGAGAAGACGATAATGGATGCCATGAAGAACGGCCTCTATGCCGTCGGAGAGGCGATCCTGACGGAAGCAACGATTCATGTTCCTTACGATGAGGAGCACAAATACAGCAATGTAGGTCCGGGCGCACTCCAAGACTCAGGGCACGTTATCGAGGATGGCGATATCGTCTATATCAGTTACGACACGCCCTACGCAGTCCGACTCCATGAACATCCAGAGTACCGATTCCAGGGCGCTCCATTGCGGGGCGGCAAGTGGTTGGAAAACGCGGTGAAGACCGTGGCCCCGAACGCCGTCGCCGTGATCGCTCGGCAGGTCAAGCGCGACGGGAGGCTTGGATGATTGCAATTGAAATAGCGAGCTACCTTGCAGCAGAAGGGCTTGGCACCGTCAACCTGACGGGCGCAGCGAACGCCCAGGCGACGATCTTTGTCGGGACTCTCCCGGCGATGCCCGACGAGTGCATCGCTCTTTTCCCAACGGGCGGCCAATACTCCCCCAGTGGGGAGTCCATAGATGAGCCCACCGTGCAGATCATAGTCCGAGGTACTCAAAATCCGCAACCTGCAGCGGAACTGGCTCAGCAGATCTACGACACTCTCCACGGCTTTCGATCCGGGACGTTCGTGACTGGCGGAACCTATGTTGTGAGTTGCTATGGAATGCAGAGCGGTCCTACTTGGATCGGCCGAGATGAGAACAAGAGACATGAATACAGCCTCAACTTCCAGTTGAGGATTCAGAACAAGAACAGGAGAGCATGACAATGTCAGACACTTATACCGAAGTCCTGGCTCGCGACTGGACGGTTACGGTCGGGGCGACGACTCCGCTTCCAATTCCGAATCTGGAAACCATCGGGTTCGACAGTACCGCGAAAGAGGCGGATATTACCTCCTTTTCAAACGCCGGGAACGACGACCACACCATCACGAGCCGAGGCCGGACTCTGAAACTTGCCGGCTTTTACTACGAGGATACGACCGGGAAGGCCGTCGAGCCGGGGCTCGCCGCTCTGATCGCCCTGGGTGAGCAAACAGGAGCGTCGGCGAAGGATCAGTTCGTCGTCACCGACCCCGCTGGCGTAACCAGGACCTTCAACGCATCCGTCACGATGGATACTATCGGAGGCGGGAAGGACGACCCGACCAAGTTCACCGCGACGCTTAAGGTCGCTGGCGGCGTCACGTTCGGGACGGCGGGAGGCGCATAATTGAAGCTTGAACGAAAGGGACGACATAAGGACTTCGATCAGTATTGGAAAGAAGTCGAAAAGGAGCCTCTGACGTTCACGGCATGCGGGCGCGAGTATACGCTCCCGCCCGCATTGCCGGCGGCGACAGCGCTTCAGATTCTTCACGTAACGGGCGAGACTGGCACCACAACCGAGAACGACCTCCTGAAAATCGCCTTTTCTGTCCTGGGCCAGGACCAACTCGACCAACTTTGCAAGGACGGCCTAACGGCCGTACAACTCGCCGAACTCCTCCAGTGGATTCTTGACGAATACTCCGAGACGCCCGAGGAGGCCGACCCAAACCTGGAGGCCCCGGTCGAGGGGCAACCCAAAAGCTAGATGTCCTCGCGATCTGGAGCGCGATCGAGGCGGACTTTCAGCGCGAATACCACCTGGATTTGAGCGTCGACCTGGCGACCCTGACCTGGCGACGTTTTCAGATTCTTCTCCGTGGGCTCGGGCCTGATTCTCTGGTATACCTCACGCGGACCACGACGCCCGCGGCGGAAACTGTGGACTTAACACCTGAACAAATAAACGCAAAGCTAAAGAAGATCGGATGGTGACGTAAGAATGGCAGATTCAGGAGCGGGCGCAGGCGGTCTCCAAGTCGGGAAACTGTTCGCGACTATTGGGCTCGACTCGACCAAGCTGAACGCAACTCTCGGGACGATTCAACGCGATCTGGCACAGACCGGGCGAGCCTTCGTTGGACTTGGTCGCGCTCAGATCGGCGTCTCGGGCATCCAGAAGCTTCAGGCGGAGGCGAAGGTGCTGGAACGCCAAGCGGTCGCGCTTCGCTTGAAGATGGTCCAGGCCGTCGGCGATTCGGCTGCATATGAGAAGGCCGAGAAGGATCTCCAAGGCGTCGAGACCCGAATCCGAGATATTGAGAAGGTTGCGGCGGACGCTAAGAAACCAGTAACCGAATTATCCCAGAAACTGGAGGCCGTCGGAGAAAAAGGCGTTTGGCTTACAACTCATGTTACCGCGCCGATTCTTGCAATAGGCGCGGGCCTCCTGGGCGCGGCTCAACATGCCGGGAAATACGCCGAGGATATGGTCTCGGCCTCTGCGGCGACCGGAGTCAATGTCGAGAAACTCGAGGAAATGAAATATGCGGCCGGGACAGTCGGCGTCGAGTTCGAGTCTGTTACACAGACGATGCTGATGCTTCAGAGAAAACTCCTCGGTATGGAGGAGGATACCGGCAATGCGGCCAAGGTCATGAAGGACCGTCTCCACATGTCCGTCGAGGACATTAACGGCCATCTCCGAAGTATGGGCGACTTGTTCCCCGCAGCTATGTCCCGATTGAGAGAGTTTACGAATGAAAGTGAGCGGAACTCCGTCGCCGCCCAGATTTTCGGACGGTCTTACGGTCAACTCATGCGACTTTTGTCCATGGGTAATGACGAATACGACGCCCTGATCGCTCACGCGAAAGAAATGGGCGCGATCGGTGACACTGAAGGCGCCGAAAAGTTCGCCAAAGCTTGGAATCAGACAAAACTCGACCTCGACGCCCTAGTCCGACAGCTCGGAACGGTCGTCATTCCAATGTTGACGGCTCTCGAGCCAGTGTGCCAGAAGATCATTGGAAAGCTCAAGGACTCTGTCGACTGGGTGAAGAAGCTCGACCCGGCGACGAATCAACTCGTTGCCATTGTGGCGGCCCTTTTCGCGATCCTTGGCCCTGGCTTGACGATCCTCTCGAAAATCCCAGGCGTTACGATGGCCATATTCGCCGGTCTGATAAAAATCATCGCCTCGGGAAAAGAGATCGCGGAAATGGTCGCGACCTTCGGTCTGGGGGAGACTCTGGCCGCTCTTGTGACTCCGATCGGCCTCGTGATCACCAGTCTGGTGGCCCTTACCGCAGTCATTTATGGAGTAAGTAAAGCGGTCGAATATTACAACACTTCCCAGAGACGTGGCGTCGAGTCGGCCCTGGCCGTTAATGAGTCGCAGAAAAAGACCGCCGAGCAAGCCCAGAAACTCATCTCGGAATACGACGAACTCAACAAAAAGACCAATAAAACCACAGAGGAGAATATTAAGCTCCAGCAGATTCTTCTCCAGATCAAAGAACTCTCGCCTGACTTGATTGACGGCCACAAACTCCGAGCCGACGCCGCCGACAAAGAGACGGAGTCGATCAAGAAGCTCAACGCCGAATATACTCGGCTTGCAATCGCGAAAATGGAGCTCGACCTAAAAGACGCAGAAAAAGCGAAGGACGCCGCAAAAGATGATTATGATTATGCAAAACGCGTCCGAAACAAAGGGGCGCTAGAGTTTATCCCTGGTATGAAAGCGCATCACCAACAATTCGCGGACGACGCGGAAAAAGGTTACCTAGACGCAGCTATGAAAGTCTCGGAGCTTCAGACGAGCCTCCGAGACTTCAAGAACCCAGGCGCGAAGAAGGCTCGCGCTGGAGGTTACTCCGATCTCGACACCGCCGACGCCCAGGCCGCCCGTAAACAGGTATTGGAGGCTGAAAAGCACTTCGGAGACGGCTGGCTCAAGCTGAAGGCCGAAGAGGAGGAGGCCCTGATCGGCGTCAAGGCCAAGTCCAAACAGGCTGCCGCGATCAAATCATATTATCAAGAGCTCCGTGCGGAGCTCGTCGATGAAACCAACACGACCGCGCGAGTCCTCGGAGATCAGCTCAGTGTCCTCCAGGCGAAGCTTGGGCGTCATAAATACGCGATCGGAAAAGCCGAGGCGGACGAGGCCTTCCGCGTTTCGATGGATGAAGTCCACAAACTCGAGGCAGAGCGCGATTACTCGGGGGATCACTCGCTCGATCGAGAGATCGCGGCGAAAAAGAAAATCGCGCAGGCTACCAAAAGCCTAGCATATCAGGCGATCGCGGACGACCAAAGGCGCGACTTGGCTGCGGATCGAATCGCAAGCGAGCGCGCGAAGGCAACCCGTGAGAGCGTGGACGGCGACATCGACAAAGGGTATCGAGACTCAGGACTGGCCGCCTATCATGAAGCGCAGAATCGAATCAAAGAGGCCGCGCGCCAGGGATTGCCCGTCCAGGGGATGGTCGACCAGGCGAATGCGGACCTGGCAAAATCAAAGGCTGACGCCGATGAGGCGCTTTACAATCTGCGGCAAGAGGCGACCAAGGTCGTCCAGGAGACTCGAGTCATCACGCTTCGAGCTCACGGCGACCGATTCGGAGCCGAAACCGCCCAGATTCAGAACGAACTTACTAACGCAATCGAAGACGCGACCCACAAGTGGGAGAAGAATCACGGATTCGACAAGACGTCCTCGATCGCCCTAGCAAACGCAAAGGCCGAGGCCGCACAAAAAGAGGTCGATCTCCAAGAGAAGCTCGCAAACCTTCAAACGCTAAGCAAGTTCGCTGAGCGCGACCAGGTGGACGCTCAACTTGCCGGTCAGAATGTCGAGTCGGCCAAGATCAAACTAGCCGAACGTCAACTCACGCTGGCACAGGAAAAGCTCCGGATCGACAAAGAAAGTCACTTGGTCAGCTCCGAGGAGCTCGCCGACGATTCGCTTCGAGTCGAACAGGCAAAACTCGCCGTCCGTGATGCGCGCTTGGACGCGCAAGCCAAGAGGAATGCGTCGACGGGTGCCGGTGAAGATGCGAACGTCCTTCAACTCAAGCTTGACGGGCGCTCTCTCCAAGCTGCGATCATCGAGATCGTGGATCGGTTCCAGCAGAAAATGAGAGACTTAGACATCGCGGCCGCTCACGGCGATGATGTCTCCAATGAGCGTCGAAAGGCATACCTCCAGGAACAAGTCGACCTGAAGGATCTCAACAAGCCAAAGTGGATCGACCATCTCGACGCCTGGAAGGAAACGATGACCGCAGGGTTCGGAGGCGGTCGCGTTGATTACCCGCGTCAGACCGTCGAGGAGATCAAAGGTCTCCGGAGCGATATTGGTCGCTTTACCGAAGCAATCAACAACACGCGGCGCTTCGCCCAGCCTATCCCGAGCGACTACCTGGGATAACGAGATAACGAAAGGATTCATCATGGCGATCTGGGACTTAATCGCGGATCACGAATCGGGGACGATCGTGTCGGAGCGTCGCCAAATGACGGCTCGGCGGATTATGCTTTGCGACAATTACCGAGGGGCGCTTGCCGAGTCGCCCCAAATCGGTGACTCCTATCCGGGGTGGGATAAACTCACGGTCGCCCGCATAAATGTTCAGGGGTGGGGCGAGCCTCTCAACAATGAGGACGGCGCGCCCGATTATGAGTTTGGACGTGTCACGGTCGAATACTCTTATCCGAATCTCGTCACCGATGGGGAGGCATTCTCCACTTCTCAGCCGAATGTGCTATGTCTCGAGGTCGGCCAGGGGCGAAACTGGAGCGACGGATCGCCAGTAGGATCGACGTCGCCGATCGTCGTCTCCTTTTATCTGCGAGACCTTTGCTTCCAAACCCTTAAAGACCAGGCGCCTGCGGTCGACGGGTACTCCAACTCTATAAACGCATCGCCCTGGATGGACCCCGTCACAAAGATTGTTTATCCGATCGGCACAGTCTTGTTCTGTGGCGTTTCGCACACTCTCAAGTTTGACGCTCAGAGAAACGCTTTTTTGTACGCGATCGACTGGAAGTTCACTGTCAATTCGAATGGGTGGGGGATGTTCTGGCATATTCCGACCGATGGGAGTCAGGGATTCTGGGACACTGTTGATCCGGTCGTTTATCCTTCGATCGACTTCTCCCTCCTGGGAATGTGAGGCTTTCATGAGACAGATTCGCAAGCCTTCTTTCAACTTGGCTGACATGGTCCGATGGGCCGGTGAAGTCGCGGACGTCCTGAATAATCTCCACCTGGTCGGCGGCCCTGGGATCGAAACGCGGGAGACGCCGGGCGGGATTACGATATCGGCGACGGCGCAGGCGGATGATGTGATTTGGGCGCAGATCACGGGGCTGTCATACGTCGGCACGGTGAAGCAAAGCGTGTACGCGTGGACTGAAGTTGAGAAGATCGGCACGGGGTACGGGAACTGGCAGCCCAAGACGAACGGGCGCACCGGGACGGCGTATAACGGCATC